GCTGAGAGTTCCAAAATGTGGTTGACACTCACCGGCTGCGACAAAGCAGGAGAAAGTTATCTGTACTAACACTTGCCTTATAAGCAGGATGAAAGCTTGAAGTACAAACTGGTCGGGATCCAAGTGAAGACCCCCTCCGAACACACTGTCAACGGCCATCATTAACTCGCAGAGTTCCAGTTTATCCACGCGTTAGTCGTGGAAGAAAGCCTCGTCAGTGAAGACACAAAAGAAAAGATCGATAAGGGTGTCTATGAGACCTTAGGCTTTAGTTTACTTTACAAGATAGGCAACAGAAATAAGTGGATCCACGATCTGTAGTTGGAAAGCAAGGAAAACAATTTCACAACTCAGTTGGGAGAGATAAATTTCGACCACACTCTCTTCTTACAGGAACACCAGGTCGGATTCTGGTACGACAGCAACAATTGGAACTAAGCCTTCTAGATTGGATCCACCACCATACCCCCTTGCACGCAGTAGATGGTGTGGCTAGTATGCGTGCACCCAATCGAAATGAGCATGGAACAGAGCATGGGACTCTCACGCATGTTCAGAATAAAACCATCCCGTGCACTCCAGTTCTTCAACAACAGATTGGTCAAAATTGGGAAGTATATCCAGAGTAACTAGTTAGCAGTGGGTGGCTAAAGGGTCCCTAACATGTCCAGTACTCAGGCGTATCCTGCGTGGAATCCTAACTATTAGTCACAAAATGCACAAGCAGAAGCTCCAGTATCAGCAACACCTCCTACAAAGTGATTTGTTTGATTTATAATTTGTTGTTTTCTGTTTCTTTTCTCGCAGTGGTTTTGTCCACAGCTGTTTAGTTAGAGTAGGCAAGTCCTCCCATACCAGACATGATACGGAGCACGTTGTAGTTTGTGGCGTACACACGCACGGTGGAGGAGGTGGCAGTGCCAACAGCGTTGTTGGACACCGTCAGGAGGATGGTGGTGTTATCAATACGAGACAAGTTGCAAGTGCCGCTGGGCTGGTGCTGCTCGGGCTGCAGGGCGAAGGAGTACACGTTGATACCCACGGCAGGCACGTTGGTGTGGTGCTGGAAGGGCTGCACCTCGTTAAAGTAGCGTCCCTCACGCACCTGGAAGCGGTCGTGGCCGTTGAGCTGCAGCAGGGCAGTCACGGTGGGGTTGTTGCCGGCCAGGCCCTCCACGCGAGTCACGGAGTAACCAGACTCCAGCACGGAGCGGTCCCACCAGTCGGAGTAGTTGAAAGGCTGCTGTCCCTTCCAGGGGGCAATCACATTGTCGTCGCAAGAGTTGAAGGAATCGCGCTGCACCACCCAGATGAGCTCCTTGCAAGGGTGATTGAAGTTCAGCTTGAGCTTGTTGGAGGAGGAGGTGATGGACTCACCGCCAGTGAACTGCAGGGTCTCAATCAGGTACTCGTGAGACACCTGGGCGAACTTGCGGCGCTCGTCCGTGTCAAGGTAGATGTAGTCTACGTACAGGGAGGCAGCCACCAGGCCGGCAGCGGCCACGCGGTCGCGGATGGTGTGCACGTTGGACAGAGCGGGGGTGGAGTCGAAGCACAGGTTGCGCAGGTCGTTGAACTCCAGGTTGATACGCACCTCGTGGTACTGGAGGGCGATCAGAGGCAGAGCCAGCCCAGGGTTGCGGTTGAACCAGAACTGGAGAGGAATGTACAGAGTGTACTCGGGGGAGCACATCAGCTGCTCGGAGGTGGAGTTGGGCTCACCGCCGGCGCAGTCATCATCGCAGTTCTCGCCACCCTGCACCAGCAGGTTCACGAGCTGAGGCACGTTACCCACCATCTTGGCGTAGCCGGCCTGCTTGCCAGGCTCCTGGGTGAGCTCATTCCAGATCTGGAGCCAGTCACCATAGTGCTTGTCAATGCGCTGTCCGCCAATCTCGAGCTCTACGTAGTTCACCAGGTTGTGCCCCACCCAGTTCAGCCAGCGGAACTGGGCACCAGAACCGTCGCTGCTGAGAAGAGTCACCTTGGGGAGAGTGGCCTGGAGGTAGATGCGGTAGATCAAGTCACCGTTGCGCTGGAT